ACTTGGTTGTTGTAATTAACTTGTGGCCATGCTGCGTCTAGTTCGGCTTGTGTTGGTTTTGGTGTGCTGTCTAACCATGTAAGGCCGTCGTAGTTGTCGCCGTTGAGTGTCCATTGTGCGCTTGAGTAGTTGGCGGAAAGTATTGCTGCGTAGTCAATCATGCGAGTATTTCCATAACTGTAATGCTTGATGCTGGTCTTGGATAGTTGACGGTATCTGCGTCTTGCTTCGACCTGTTTATATAAAAAGTTCCTGCACTAGAGTTGACGCCTTGCAATTTGTAAGTCGTTGCCGATGTCGTTGCAGGACTATCTAAAAAACTGGCAGCGCCGCTTACGACTTCTGATTGAATTGTATTGCTAAAACCAATGGTTGCCCGTTGGCGGCTGCCTGCGGTATCACCAATGTTTATTGCTGTTGAGTCTCGCATCATTCTAAAAAATAGTGACGCAACGCCAGTATCCATAGAACCGGCTACTTGTACGATTACTAACACTTTGCTAGTGGCTGCGGTTGGCGTAATGCTGACACTCAAGCCAGTAATATCAACAAAACTTGTGCTTGCTGAGGTGAAAGTGTCGGTCTTTGATGTGCTAACAACTTGTGCAACCTTGCCACCTGCTACAGCCTGCCAAGCCGCGCCATCGTAATACTGTGTAGCGTTAGTTGCCTCGATGTATGCAAACTGGCCCTCGGCTAAAGTCTTTTCGCCTGTGCCACCGAATGCGGCGTCGCGAGTGACGGTCGTGGCAAATACTGGGATGCCAGAGTTCGTGATGTTCATGTCTGCCGCTGTCAGGACTTCGCCTGCCGTATAAACGGGGACTGTTGTAACTGCGTTTGCTCCCATAATGCTCCTTATCCTAAGACATTTTCGGTGTCGATTGTGCCATATATGAGATCGTCAAGAATGAGTTCGTAGACGAGTGTTGTTGGGCTTGTGAAGAGCGTAATCCGATGCCCTGTAGATAGGTCAATCTGATGTTGGATGCCTTCAATGGCTAACTCTTGGGCTAGTGACGTAGTGGTGTTTCCCGTGGCAAATGACTTTTCTATGGTGATCGTGTTGCCGATCTCAATGACGGCCACGGTGTCGCGTTGGGCGTCTGTAAGCGTAGAGAACGGCGTGGAGACGCTTGTGTACCTTGGCTCAGGTTCGGCTACCAGAAGATACTGGGCGAGTTCTAAGGCCGCTGCGTCGTTGTGGACGAGCGCGTCCGAAATTGATTGCGTCTGGATGAAGTAGGTCGCTTGGGAGGCTAGGTCTTCGGCTACTTCTGGGGCTCCGCCGGCATGGGTTACGGATGCGCGGTTGACGACTTGGTTTGCTTCGAAGGAGATGCCTACTTGGTCGTAGGGGATTGCGGTTCCGTTGTCGTGGAAGTCGGCGACGGATGCGGAGAGTGTCGTTCCGATTCTGTCTTGGAAGGTGAACGTTCCGTCTCGCGCGACGAAGATTCTGCCTTGGACGCTTTCGTTTATTTTGGCCATGTATGCGGCGACGGATGTTCCGTTGGGGACGGTGTAGGCGGCTGCTCCGCCAAGGGTGATCGTAGAAGTTTCTATATTGCGTTCGCCGGGTAATTGAAAAGCGTTGACTTCTGGAAGGTCTAAGACGGCTTCTACGCGTACGTTTGCGAGTTGTTCTGAGACGTTGTATTCGGCCATGTATGTCTGGGATAGGACATAGAAGCGATCGGCGCATGTGACGCTGACGCTATCTAATCCTCCGAGCGCGAAGTCGTACATGTAGTCAACGATGTATCCGTTGAAGAGTTCTTCGCCTTCGCGTGTGAGAATGACGTTTCGCATTGGGGCTAGTCCAGGTTGATCGTTAGAACTGTCGAAGAATGGACTGTCCTGATTGAACGGATTGAATACCCCGCCCGCGTATCCGTCCAGAAGGTTGAAAGTCATTGAGCCAGCGGTGAATTGGTCGCCTGTATCTTGGCGGCCGCGATTGACGCTGATAGTTGTGGAGCCGTCGATTACGGATGCATATTGGGTAGTACCGTTGAGCACGTATTGGGTGTTATCTAGTACGCCTTTGGTTGTGTCGTCGAGTGTGAAAGCGTCAACTAAGAAGCCTGTGTCGATGAGTAGATCGTAGGATCCCGATTGGACGATTGTTGCGGCCATTACGCGACTTGGATTTGCGCTGGGCCGTCTACACGGTTCATTGCTTTGATGGCGTTTACAACGGCGCGGCCTATTTCTGCCGATGTTGAGATGCCGCCCGTAATGTTGACGGTGATGTTTTGTCCACCGTTGTTCTTCATTCGATCTAATGGGATGACGGCTTCTGGGCCTTTTTCGCCCACAATCGCCAAAGTCGGAGCGGTCACAATGCCTCCCGTGGCCATCATGCGGATACCACCGATGCCGCCCGTAGCCGCTTCCTGGGCCTGACCGATACGGCCAAGAGATATTTCGTTCAATGTTCCCACGTTGTCAACGAACGGGATCGCGTTGTATGCCTTGATGAGCACGTTGATTGCTTTGATCCACATGTTCGCCATGTTCTCGAACGCGCCAATAATGAAGTTGATGACTCCGTTGATGCCATCGCGGAACCATTCAAACTTCTTGTACGCGGCCACAAGCGCGACAACCATAACGGCGATGCCGGCCGCAATAGCCGAAAACGGGTTGAGCGCCATCGCAAAATTGACTGCCATTATTGAGACGGCAATAGCGCCGATCGTGCCGGCAATGGCCAAGAAGACGCCGGGGTTGTCTTGCGCCCAGTCTGCGAACTTTTGGATTACTGGGAGGACGGCTTCAAACGCTGGAAGTAGTGCGGCGCCGACTGATTCTTTGGTTTCGTCTAGAGAGTTTTTGAGGATCTTCATTTTGCCGGCGGCGGTTTCTGCGGCTGCGGCCGTGGCTCCTCCAAATGTTCCGCCAAGGACGCTCATGACGTCGTCTAGGGATGCTCCGTCTTTGATCATTGCTTTGATCTCGGGGGAGAGTTGTCCGAGCGCTTTGAAGTTGCCTCCGTAGGCTTTGGCAAGTGCATCGGAGACGGTCGCTAGATCCTTACCAGAGCCTTGTGCGATGTCCTGAGCGAGCGCGAGCGCGGTGTTGGCTGTAGTGATGTCCTTGGTGCCTACGAGAAGCGCTTGGAAGGCTGGACGGAGTTCGCTGTCTGCCGTGCCGGACGCCCTCGACATTGCGGCAATGACCTTTTCTTGTGAAGCGACTTGTGCGTCGGTTGCTCCCGTGACGTTCTGCATGACGAGCGCAAGATTGGCTTGCTCGGCTGCGTCTTCCATGGCGGCTTGAGTTGCTCCGACGAGGGCTACACCTAAGCCGGCAACGGCGGCGGCCGCTGGGAGTGCTGCTTTTTTGATTGCGAAGTTTGCTTTTTCGCCGAAGGTTTCTAGTTGCTTGAATTGTGCGATCGCTTTTTTGGCGCCCTTGGGATCGTATTCGCTGATGATTGGGAGGATGACGGCCATGGGTTTACCTTGCGCTTAGATCGCGGCTCAATGCTTCTCCGACGCGGTCAACGATTCGCGCCATTTCTACTTCGAGTTCGCTTTTGTTTGCTTCGTACTGTTTCCACACTACTCGCGACGGTGCTCCATATTTGGCTGTTAGTGCTGCGCCCATGCGGTTACTTTCCGAGAAGTCAAAGAAGGATGCGGCAGCGCCGAGCCATTTGACGGCAAAGGTTGAGAGGTTGACTTTGCCGCCGAATACTTCTTTGGGCGCTTTGGTGTTGATGTATGCCTTGACGGAATGATTGGTTGGCCATGGGAAGACTTCGTATTGGCCACGGAGATTCCATTGGCGTTGCCAGCCTGACAGCGGATAGTTCAATGGGATCGCCAATTGGATGTCGGAGACAAGCCCTGCGGTGACGCGCTTGTAGTCCTTGGTGATGTCACGGCGAAGGACTTTGTCGATCTTGTTGAGATCCTTGAGCGCTTGGCCAAGGCCGAACACTTCTATCCGTGCTTCAATGCCGCCGGCTGAGTCTCTCATTTGCGTCCTTTTTTGCTTTGGTCATTAAGGACTCTAATGATTGTTTGAAGGTCGCGCGCGTCAAATGAATCCGCGTAGAAGGTCGGAGCCCATCCCGTCGCGACTACCAGTTCGGCTAATTGCCGGCGGTAGCCGCGTCCGTAGGGTTTGGATCAGTTGCGTCCTCCGCTGCGATCTCGACGTCTGGGTTTTCTTTCAACCATTCGCGCCAAGTTGCTGGAAGTTTCTCGCCCTTGATAACGAGCAAGGTGTGCACCCAACACGCTAGATCGGATGCACCAATTCCGCGGCCATCAGACACTCGACGATTCTCTAGGCGTTCCCATTCGGCAATGACGAAGAGATTCGTTGATAATTGTTCTTTGACTTCTCCGCGCGTAAGGCTGAGTTTGATCTTCATGGTTCTCCTTGTGTCGGGCCTAGGACGGCCGTGATTATGGGTTTGTTGTATCGGCTGAGTACACGCCGCCCATCAGCGTGATATCGATCGACTGCAATTCGCCGAGCGAAGCCGAAATGACTGGCAACGACTCTAGGTAGCAGTTGGTCAAAGTGAAGCCGGGGTTTGTTGCCGAGTCAACTGCCGAAGTTGGCTTAACAATGACGGTTGTCTTCGTGCCGACCAATGGTGCAAGTGTTGCGTAAGTGGCAGAAGCGGCATAGGAGAGAAACAAGGTCAACGTGCATTCGTTGTCTTCAAGGCCTGCGGTAAACGTGTTTGCTGTATCGCCGAAAACGGTGTCATTTAGGGCCGTCACGGTGCGAGTCAATGTGGCAGATGTACACCACCCGGTGAGTGCCGTTGATCCCAATGTGACGGTTGGATTCGAGAGGATTGTTGAGGTTGCCATGATTGCTCCTTGAGTTGTGGATTTAGTTTGACATAGATTCGGGCGCTAGGTGTGGATTACGCCGTCTGGACTTCGGTTGCAACGGTAAGTTCGTATGCCGGCAGGACGGATCCGCCGATGTCGACGTTTGTGGGGCGGCCTGAGATGATGCCGATGTTTAGTGCGTACACCTGAGCGAGCATGTTGAGCAGGGACTTTTGGGCGTCTAGGTTGCCGGGGCCTAAGGTCACGATCTGGAGTGTGAAGGTGAGTTTGGCGATGTTGTAGTTGTAGCCGTCAATGGAGTCAATGTTGACGAAAACGCATGGCGGAACGATGTTGCGCGGATCGTTTACAACTTGTAGCCCTGAGACGGTCTGAAGTTTGGCGACTAGGTCGTCGTAGCCTTCGTTGAATAAGTCGGTGTAGGTAGGGACTGGCACTAGGCCACCTGCGGACGGTCAATGCCTAACAACTGGCGGATCATTCCGTTAAGGCCCATGACGGGAGCGGTTCCCATCGACTGGAATGATGCAAAGGAATCCATGGATCCGCGCTGACGGTATAAAGCTCCTCCGTACATAATCGTTCCAAGTTTGACATCCTGCGAAGGGACGGTCGTCAAGGAATCGACATAGCCGGCTTCCATTCTTCGGCGCCAACAGAATTGATTAGTGCTGGCCGCGCAAATGGTGAGGAACGTGGCGTCGGCTGCGGTAGCGGTTCCGATACCTAACCAGTCCTCGATGTCCGTGGCCGTGATCCATGTGCAAGTCGGAGTTGATGTCAGGGTTCCAGACGCGGCGGTTCGCTCGACATCGGCGGCCGTTTTTGCGTAAAGGACTTGATTAGCGATTGGGATGTTGACGTTGTAGAGAAGATCGCCTTCGGTGTCTACGCCCTCAAACAGATATTGCGGAAGAGCGCGGACGGTGTAGGTTCCGTTAAATGTGGCGTCTACGCCTGCGACCGTAATTGACTGGCCGACCTCCAACTCCGTCGGGGTGAGAAGTTGAAGGACGGCGTAGTCGTCTATGAGGTACTTGTTTGTGACCGTATAGGTGGCCATTACTAGGGCCTACCTTCCGATTATGGGCTGACGATGATGGACTTGACTTGGTCTGCGTCTGCAATGAACGTTGATACGTACCCTGCGTACGAGAAGTTACGACCCAAAGTG